GTACGCCATGATCTCGGCGTCGGCCGTGGTGCGAGCCGTGATGGTCGAGCGGTTCTTGTAGCTAAACGCCTCGATCTGCACTAGCTCGCGGTAGTCCCTCGTGATCTCCTTGCCGCGCTGAGGATCGAACTTCTTCTCGACCCGGATCGCGCCTGACACCACGTGATGGTTCGTGAGCGCGTAGGTCGAGTAGCCGAACTCGCCGTCCTCGTCCTTCTCGGTGCGCTCCTGGCAGTAGATGATGGTACCCGAGCCAGTGGCGCGTGTCTCCTTCACCCGGATGGTGGGATACAGGCACTTCTCGTGCAGCGCCGTGTTCATTGCGTCCCACACGTCTACCGGAGTGCTAACCCCCGTTGCCTCGCCACTTGACTTCTTCCCCTTGGGTGCGGCCATGATCTACCACGCCCTTTCGGAACGCACGGTGGTCGCGTCCATGTTCTCGGCGACCTCCTTGGAAGCCAGGCGAATGTAGAACCCATCGCCTAGCGGTCGAACTTCGATGCCACGCTGGATGACCAACTCGACGGCCTCCTGCACGGCGATGAACAGCGGATCATTCATCGCTTTCAACCCTTCTTGCCGTGTTGTTTGCAGTACCAACCCCGTCGCTTCTCTTGCGGTAGGTTGCGCCCCAGTAGGGCGTCCTCACACACTTTGGAGCAGGCGCAACGACCAGTGCCGTCTACTTCGAAACGGTCGTCTGCCTTGGTACCACACTCACAGCATGTGAACTTCGTTTGCATTTCCTAGAACCTCGCTACGTTTGAGAGTAGTCGAACCTCTTCACTCGACCGTATTGTAGCAGCTAGGATTCCCTCTAGCTCACGGACGACGGACTCGGGGATCGGCTCCCCGTTCATCGACCACACCGTCAAGTGCATTGACGAATGCTTCGGCCGACGCTTGCGCGTTCGCTTAGGCTGTTCAGCCATGACGCCTCTCTAGTGTGGTAGGTGTGCAGAAACGGATGAACTACCGGATGACCACATGGTCGGCCGGTCTAGCAGGCCGTCGCGTACAAGCGAGGCCCTGAACTCGATGTGCATGGTCACGTCCGAAGTGACGCGCTCTTCGGTCAGTGCGACCTGCTCTGGATCGAGCGTGTTGGCTCTCTTCCACATGGCGTTGTTCATGTGGAACTTGTCGGCGGCGACACCCTGAACGTCACCGAAGACCTCCTGCGAGCGGCTGAACACGTAGCCCACTCGGGGAGCGTGAGAGAGGGTGTCGCTAGCGAGCTTGTCGGGCAGCGCACCCATTCCGTAGTAGATCGACAACCCGTTGATGATGGGCAGGTCGTGTCGGATGATGTTGTGGCCGGTTACCACGTCGGCGGCGTTGTACGCCTCGCGGAACGCCACTAGCATCGGGATATGGAAGTCGGCGTCCGTGTCCAGGACGCGCCGATTCTTGCCTCGACCTACGACCTCGTAGCGCTTGAGCAGCGCGACGTTCATCTGATCCTCGCCGATGAACTGCCAAGCGATGCCCGTGACGCGGCGAGTCGTGAAGTCTCCACCCAGGTAGGCATCCGGCATGCACTCTGAATCGATGTCCAGGTAGCGCAGCGGCTTACCAGCCGGGTCGAACTTAGGCAGGAACAAGGTCGCCGCCCTCGTCGTCACCTTCGTCTGCGGCCTCGATCTGCTTCATGGCCTCGTTGAAGAAGTCGTTCATGTCCGGCACCAGCAAGGTGGTGGACTCGCCAGTCGTGATGCGGCGGTCGAACTCTTCCATCGCTGCCGGAAGGTACTCGTTCAGCCAGCGGAGTCGCCAGATGCTGGCCTCCGACCGAATGCGTGCAGCAAGTGCCGCCCGCTCCATCTCGATAGGTGTCTTGCGCTTCATACGAGCCTCTCTCGGTGGTTGATAGCGGCTTGGAGTTCGCCCCTGATCCGTGCAGCGATCCCCTTTGTGCTTGCGTAGTATACACCATTGGCCTCCCGGCGGCACTGCTCGCAGCCGCTCGGGCCGGTGCCACGCTTGCGCACCTGGTTGATGTTCTCGATGAGATGCCGCCCCTTGCGGCACGTGTAGGGGTAGGCCCTACTGCTCATCGATGAAGGGAATCTCGACGTGCTTCTTGGCGAGCTTCTGCTTGATGACCCGACGCTGTGCCTTCATGTCCCACTCAACCTTCTCTTCGGCTTCTGATCGACTGATGACTGTGCGCTTGGCGGTCACGGTGTAGCGGTCGTACTTGCCGTACTTCCGCTCACGACGGCGAACCTCGCCCTGAACCTGAACCTCGCGGCAAACCGCGATCCTCTCGTCCAGCCACTGGATGATACCATCGTAACCGACCTCTGAGGCCACCTTGCTGAAGGACGGCATGCCCTGCATGCGCTCGGACGAGATGTCCGGCGCTCCACCGGGGCCACCGGCAGGGCCACCAGGGGTGTAGGCCGGAGGCCCACCCTGTCCGCCGAGAGCGTTGGAGATGTCCCCAGGTACGGGCGGCATCACGTAGTCGCCGCCCTGTGGCGGGACTCCGACCGTGGCCTGGCCTGGGGCGTTGGGATCGCCTGGGCCACCACCCGGTGGCATCGCGCCACCGCCCGGAGGCAATCCAGGCTGCGACCCGCCAGGCTGGCCGGGAGCCGAGATTGACTCTACCTCTGCCTTCAGGTCGGGCGGAATCGGCAGGCCCGACTGAAGCATGATCTTGTACGTCTGTAGCTTCGCCATCTGCTGTGCGACCGTCTTCTGGATCGCCTCTTCTGAAAGCTCGTCCAATGAGTCCTCCCACTCGAAGCCGACGTTCACCATCAGGCGCTCGTCGGAGATAGGCACGCCCATCTGGCGCAGGGCCATCAGGAACTGGCGCTCGGTCGCCTCGTCGCGCATGTCCAGGGAAGCCATCTCCATCTCGGGCACCATCAGCTTGTGGCGCTGCTCGATGTAGGCGTTGCCGTCCTCATCGAACTCGATGACCTCTTCCATGACCGGCACGCGGGTGTTGCCGCGCTTGTCGTACTCCCAGTGCTCCTGGGCCTCGGCGACCACCAGGGCGCGGGCCTTGTAGTGCTCCTTCAGGAACCGCTGGTAGGTGCTGAGCATCTGGCTCATGAACTCGGCCTGAAGGGCTGAGCTTGCGTACGGCTGTGCGTTGTCGCCGCCGGAGAGCAGCGCCGGGTTGACGCCGAAGACCTGCATGAGCCTGCGCTCGATGCGGTCGAAGTCGTTGCCCAGGTCGGGCATCTGCTCGCGGCCGAACACGTTGGAGATGTCGAGGCCGAAGTGGTGGACGAGCAAGCGGAAGTCGGACGACAGGGCGATGTCCATGTCGTCGCGCAGACCCTCTAGAGCGTCCGGGCCAGGAATCCACGGCCCCTGGGTACCGCCCAAGTCCTGGACGCCCAGCTTGGCGAGGATGAGCGGGCTGTACAGGCGCTCGGCGATGGCGTCCTGGGACGCGAGTAGCTTCTCTTCGTGCATGAGCGTGCGCAGCGCGCGGAGTAGGATCGGCGTACCGTGGTCATCGAAGTCGGTCAGCTTGAACGGAATGTGCTTGAGCAGCACGTCCGACACCGGGAACGGCTCGCCACGAAGCAGGTACGGAACTAGCTCCGGCATGCTGTCCATCAGGAGCTTGTACTCCTTCGGCGGCGAGTGGCTCTTCACCAGGCGGATCATGTGCTCCGGCGGCTTGATCTTGAGATACGTCGCGCCCATCATCGGCACGCGCTCGATCACGATGTCCTCCGGGTTCAGAAGCTCTTCGCGCTCCCAGACACCCAGAGTCTCGTTGAAGCTGCCCAGCGGGAAGACCTCACCGACCAGCCAATACTCGCGGCCCAGGGCGACCAGGAAGTCCTCGTAGTTGAGCCGGTGGTTGTCCAGGAACAAGTCCTCGTAGAACTGGGTGAGCTTCTTGTCCTTGGAATACAGTTCGAGGCCAGCCAGCGGGAACCGGGTGAAGATGTCCACCAGCGTCGGGATGATCGGGTGGGTGGCGTAGTACAGGCGCATCCACTTGTGCAGCTTGTGGCGGTGACCCTCGTCCTGCATGTTGAACGGCAGGCCGGACAAGTCCCAGTATTCCATCGGATCGTAGAACCGGGGGATGGCGGCGGACACGTCGCCCATGCTGCCCAGCTTCTGAGGCATGCGGCTGCCTCGGCTCATGCGCATGCTTGCGATGGCCTTCATGTTGGACTCGTGCTGGCCGACCGTGTTACCGGCCGAGAGGCGAACGTCGCTGGCGACGCTAGCGGCCTCTAGATCACGCTGTAGCTGCCCAGGCGTCGCCAGGGCCTGCTGAATCCCAATGGCAGTGCGCTGCTGCGCAGCGGGATGCTTGGGCAGTGTCACCCCACGCTTCCGCAGCGCTTCTAGCTCGCCTTGCAAGTTCTGAGTCTTCAAAGACCGTTTCTTCGACGCCACTTACTCGCTCCCGTTCCAGTCGGGCAGCCACGATGTCGGAGAGGATGAAACTCGGAATCCACTCGTGGTCTGCTTCCCAATGACAGTTGCCGCACAGGTTGATGACATTGGGTTCAGAATACACGCCACCGCGCTTCCGGGGAAGGATTCGATGTCGGGTCGAGAATCGGTTGTATCCACAGACTTCACAGAAGGGTCTAGTGAGGCTACCACGTTTCGCACGGCTCATTCCTTTGCCGTTGGGCACTCTCTACTATCCTTCAAGAATGTGCCACTTGGCGGTGTGTCCAAGAACCGGCATCTCGGGGGTGTAGGCCGGAGTCACACCGTGTCCGTCCCCGAAGGTCTTGGTGTTGTCGCCGACCTGCTCCTTGGCAGGGTTCTTCGCACCCAGGTCAACCTGCTCGACCTTGTGCTTGATCTCCGGCGGGTTCGGGTCAGACGTGTGGCCGCTCTGGTTGTCGCGCCAGTTGCCGTGATCCTCGATGTCCTGAGTCTCGGCCGGGTGCGCCTTGCTCGGCGTGCCCTTGGCCTTCTCAAGCGACTTCTCTGCACCCTTCAAGTGTTCCCCAGCCCCGCTTGCGGGCGTATCACCGACAACCCCGTCAGGGTCGATGGTACGGCGGTCGTACCCGTCACTGGGTACCTCGGCTGCCTGCGGCTGAAGGCGGTTACGAAGACCACCCATTCCAGCGTTCGCGGGCTGATCCATA